GTCCCGAACGATCGGATGGCGTCGAACGCCCGCCGGGCTCTCGAGGTTCGCGCCGGCAAGCCGCCGTCGCAGCGCGGGATGACCGCCGTCGGGCTGGCTCGCGCCCGCGACATCCAGAACAAGAAGGCGCTATCTCCCGAGACCGTGCGCCGCATGAAAGCCTACTTCGACCGCCACGAGGTCGACAAGCAGGGCGCGACGTGGGATCAGCAAGGCAAGGGCTGGCAGGCTTGGATGGGTTGGGGCGGCGACGAAGGCCGGACGTGGGCGAACGCCATCGTTGAGCGGCTCAACAAGGAGCGGCAGCAGAACAGCGCGCCGACCGAAAACCGCGTCCAGTTCTCCGCGGCGACCGAGGTTCAGCTTGCGCTCAAGCAAAGGCCGATGGATGCGAACGATTGGCTGACGGCCGTCGCGCAATACCGCAAGGAGCTAGATCAACGCAGCGCGGCGCACGTCGCTCCGTTTGTGATGGGCAAGCCAGTTGAACAGTTGCTCGAGAAGAAGAAGTTCGACCTACCGACGCCGAACGCCGGCGAGAATCACGACGACTTCATGGCTCGCTGCATGGCAGACCCGGTCGCAACGACCGAGTTCCCGGACGCCGCACAACGCACCGCGGTCTGTATGCGCCAGCACGAGGGAAAACTTCAAAAGAAATCCTGACAAATGGACACCCAGACCCAGATCGATCGCCTCATCGAGCTCGCTATCGTCCAGCGCACCGAGCTCAAGCAACTCGTCGAGCAGTTGCCGCAACTGCGTGAGCATCTGAACGCGGAGATCGAGAAGGTCTTCGACGAGGTCGAGCCGCAGTTGCGCGTCGAGCTTGAGGACTGGACGGCGAAGCAGACGGCCGATCAGACCGCGAAGCTGGGCGCCTCACTCGAGGCCAAGATCACCGAGCTCGCCAAGGAGCTCGAGGTAAGCACGCAGGCGCGCTACAGCGCCATCCTCGCCGAGCGCGAGAAGAACTTCGCCCTTGCCGCCGAGGCCGAGGCCAAGATCGCGGAGCACGCCGCTTCACTTCCCGAGGCGGTCAAGGGGATCGTCGACGCAGAGCTCGCCCGCTTCCCGCGGGCCGGCGAGATCGACCAGCTCCGCAAGGAGTTCGCCGAGCCGAAGTCGCTCAACCCTCGCGGCAAGTGGCAGGCCGGCGTCGCTTACAACAAGCTCGATCTCGTCACGCTGAACGGGGACTCGTACACGTCAGCGAAGGATGACAACCGCACCCGCCCGAGCCGCAGTTCCGCGGACTGGACGCTTGTCGCCGCTCGAGGCACCGGAGGCGGTGGAGGTGGAGTGACGTCGCTGACGGATCTCGTACCGGTCCCGCAGAACGGCGAACTGCTGATCGGCAACGGCTCCGCGTTCGTCAACAATACCCTCACCGCCGGAACGGGCGTCACGATCACGAACGGCGCAGGCACGATCACCATCGACGCGACCGGCGCGCAGGAAATCCTCACGGCCACGGTCAAGAACGCCGAGAGCGTCGCGATCACGAAGGGGCAGGTCGTCTATCTGTTCAGCGCCACCGGCGGCTTCCCGTCGGTCAAGCTCGCCTACAACACCACCGACGCGACGAGCGCGAAGACCTTCGGCGTCGTCTCCGATACGTCGATTGCTCCAAACGGAACCGGCACGGTCACCTGCGTCGGCGTGGTCAGCAATCTCAACCTCGGCGCTTACAACGACGGCGACACCGTGTACCTCGGGGCGACTCCCGGCAGCTTCACCGCCACGAAGCCCTACGCGCCGAATCACTTGGTCTACGTCGGAATCATCGAACGCGCCAACGCCGGCAACGGTGAACTGTACGTCCGCATCCAAAACGGCTACGAGCTCGACGAAATCCACGACGTTCAGATCCTGACGCCGCCGGCTGCTGGCGCAGTGCTGGTTCGAGATAACACCAATTCTTTGTGGAAGGCCGCGCAGATTTCCGGCACGGCAAACCAGATCACGGTGACTAACGCGGACGCGGCGGTGACGTTGTCGATTCCGACGAACCCGACGCTCAACGGGAATCTCACCGTCAGCGGGACGGGGACTAGCACCATCGGCGGCGATTTGACGGTTACTGGCACCGGCGGAGGGGTAAGCTCAATCGGCCGCGTCGGACTCAACGGAATCGGGCCTGCTGGCGTGTTAAGCATTACCAGCGATGCTAAGACGGCGGCGGATGCCATCGGTCTCACATTTCTTGGGAAAGATAGTGCGAACAATGCTCAAACGTATGCGGCGATTCGGGCATTGATTGAAGACCCGACTAGCACTTCTGAGGATGGCGCGATTCAAATGTTTACGGTTAGCGCGGGAACGGTTGCTGAAAAGGCGCGTTTAACCAGCACCGGCAATTACCTCCTCGGCACGACGACGGACGGCGGGCAGAAGTTGCAGGTGGCGGGGAGTGCCCGCTGGGGTAGCTCACTTTCGTTTCCCGGATACAATGGCTATCTGACTACCGGATCGACCGATAGCGGTCTTAATCCGGCCATTACGCGCAATCTGATCGGAAGTACTGGAACCAGTTACACCATAGCCAACGGTGAGCTTGGGGCTTATCGCGCCATTGAATTGGGAAGCAGCATCCGTTTCCTCGGCGCGGATGGTACGTTTACGACTGGCCAATCAATTACTCCTACGGAGATGATGCGGCTAACGTACACCGGCAACGCCCTCCTCGGCACGCCGACCGACTCTGGCAACGGTCGCATCCAACTCGCCACGCACACCACCAGCGCGGGAGGGATTGGGTTGGGTACGGATACGGCGCTGTATCGGACAGCTGCGGGTCGTCTTCTGCTTCAGCAGATTGGCGGCACTTCGCCCCTGTTCGGCCTGTCCGAAAACGGAACGACCACAGCGGAATTTCAAAGCGCCTCTGGAGATGTCTACCTGACAGCCAACACGGCAGGAAAGTCGCTGATCCTGCGAACGGTAGGCACCACCGCCCTGACGCTCGACGCCTCTCAAAACGCGACGTTCGCGGGGACGGTGCGGGTCAATGGTCAGCTCAATGCGGCCAATGGAACGACCTACAAGTGGGACACCTCCGGTGACGTTTATGCGCGGCAGGTATTCTCGGGTGCTGGAGGAACAGATGGAGTAAAACTCACGCAAAGCGGTGGAGTAGGAATCGTTGCGGCAATTGGCAGCGGAGGTCTTTCGTTTCGCGACGATGGAAATAACCAGCTTTTAAATCTAGCTGACGCTACCGGCAACGCGACGTTCGCGGGTGCCATCGCCATTGGCAACACGGTGAACACGGTCAGCCCGACTTCGCCTAATCGCACCATTACGATGGTTATCGGCGGAACGACCTACTACATCCACGCCAAGACCACGAACGACTAATCTTCACTCACCATGCAAACACCGATCACTCCCGTAGCTGTCTATCCCAGCACGGCCAACGTCCTTCTGATCCGCAGCATCACGCTCGGCCCGCCGCCCGCCTATTTCTACGAGCTTTCCAACGTCGTCGTGGTGCCTCCCGTCGCCGAGCAGCTCGACCCGACCACCGGTGCGGTGCTGGTTGCGGCTCAAGACGAGCAGACGAACGTCACGGTGCTGAAGAACGGCAACGTGAACATGACCACGGCTCAATGGGATGGCTGGTCCGAGACCGTGGACGATGACGAGTACCAGCTTGACTGCATCTCCGCCAATCTTGGCCTTACCCGGACTGGCACTTGAGGTGATTTATGGATCAAAACCAACTGACGAACAAGCAAGCCCTTGAAATCCTCGCGCAAGCCGCGGCCCAATTCCGCGGTACGCGCCAAGAACATGAGCTTCTCGAAAAAGCTGTCCGTACTCTCGTCCCGTTGGTCGAGCCTTCGCAGCCGGCTGCCGGCAGCTAGGCTGGACCTGATCGCCGGCATCGCGCTCATCCTCTTCGTGATGGGCGCGGTGCTGATCACGATGGGGCTCTGCGCCGACTGACGCCATGAGCCTGCTTTCTTTCCTAGCTTCAGCCGCCGGTGGCACCATCCTCGGCGGCATCACGCAGGTGCTGGGATCCGGCATCGCGGAATTGAAGGAATGGTCAGCGAGCAAACGGCGTATCGTCGAGATCAGCGCATTGAAGGAGAAACAGATCGCCATCGCGGAAGTTGAAGCGTTCGCCAAGGCGGTCGAAGGGACCGCGACGACTGGGTATGTTCCCCCAGTCACGGCTCCCAACTGGATGCATGGCCTGATGACGATCGCTGCGTTTTGCACGCAGATGGTGCGTCCGTGCATGGTTGCCGGCGCCTGTTGGTACATCTGGTCAAGACCGGCTGACCAGTTGGCGGGACTGCAGCCGGAGATCCTCACTGTCTCGTTCGCCTGCGTCTACTTCTGGCTTGGGGTCAGGCATCAACTTTCCACACGAAAATGACACCGGAGAAGTTTGACCAATTACAAGAGAGCGTTGATCGAATCGAACGCGCCATTGTCGGAGACAAGGCGATGGGCCACCGCGGGATCGCGGACCGTATCGAATGGGTCGAGCGCAAGGTCGCCGGTCACGAAAAACAGATCCTCAAGTGGATGGGAGGTCTGGCGGTCGTGGCCGTAATCGTGCCGATTCTGACGAAATACCTTATTAGATAATGAAGCCGACGATCACCTTCGCCGTCTCCGCGGGTCAAATTGATGCCGCGGCTGGTGTCATTCGCGGCGTTTCCCTGATCTCCGAGGGTCCGGCGCTTGGTCACGGCGTGATGATCGACCGCCGCACGCTCGAGCAGGTCAAGGCCGCGGCCGAGCAGTACGCCGGCGGACTCAAGGTGAAGCTCGACCACAACTCGTCGGCCGGCGACATCATCGGATACGTCGCGGATCTGCGGATCGAGGGAACCAAGCTCCTCGGCGATCTGCACCTGCTGCAAAACTCTCCGCATCGCGCCTACGTTCTCGAAATCGCCGAGAAGATTCCGGACACCTTCGGACTCTCGATCGCGTTTTCCGGCCCGAGCGAGATGAGCGCCGACAAGAAGACGGTGCTGCAACGCTGTTCCGAAATCTACTCCGTCGATCTCGTCTCCGAGCCGGCGGCTAACCGCGACGGACTTTTCTCCCGCATTATGAAAAAGTTTAACGACGCCTCCGGCGTCTCAATCGAAATCGAACCCAATCCTGAAATGAACGAGGAAATGAAGAAAGCCGTCGCTGGCATGATCGAGTCGGCGATGATGGCTTACGGTGACAGGCTCTCCAAGTTGGAGTCCATGCTGCCGAAGCCCGAAGACAAGCCGGCCGCGATGGCCGCGAAGCAAGAAGACGCCGTGCAGCTTGCCGCCAAGGAAGCCGCCTCCGCCGCGCTGAAGGAGTTTGCGAAGACGATCGGTGCGCCCGCCGCCCCGGCCGTTTCCGCCGAGGCTCCCGCTCCGAAGGCCGAAGCGAAGACGTTCGAGGCGCTCGTCGCCGAGAAGTCCGCCGAGCTGAAGGGCGACAAGGCCGCCGCGATCACCTTCTGCATCAAGCACAACTCCGACGCTTATGTCGCCTACCGCTCCCGCGTGCAGGCCGGCGAGCGCATCAAACTCTAACCCGTAACCTACCATGGCTACCAACTACATCGGCACGGGCACGTTCCTTGCCAACACCACCGTCACCGCCTTTTACGGCGTCGTGATTTCCAACAACCGCGGCGTGGGTCTTTCGACCAGCACCGCTTGCGACGGCTTCGCCCAGATCGACGCCGCCTCGGGCGACTACGTAACTGTCGCGTTCCTGACCAGCTTCGGCACCCAGAAGGGCGTCATCACCGCGACTCCGGTCACGGTCGGCGATACCCTGTACCTCGGCGCCTCTGGTCTCGTTTCCACGACTGGCACCGTCACCATCGGCAAGTCACTCACGACCACCGCTTCCAGCGGTGCGACGATCGAGTTCCTGCCGAAGAACATCTAACCCTAAAGAAAGGAAACTCTTACCATGTACACCAATGCAGCCGCGGTCTTCCGCGGAGACATCGCCGGCGTTCTCGAGCAGGCGAAAGACTGGGAGTCGAACCTCGTCGGCACGCGGGTCATGCCCGTCTTGCCCGTTCCGGTTCGCGCCGGTCAGTATCCCAGCTTCCTTCTGAAGCAGGGCCAGCTCCTCAAGAACGAGATCAAGCAGCGTTCGCCGAACTCGTCGTACGCCCGCGCCACCGCCGCCTACAATCAGGAAACCTACCTCGCGCTGGAATACGGCGTGGAGATGGGTGTAGACGACACGGTCGCGCAGGACGTCTCGCGTTTCTTCGACGCCGAGGTGGTCGCCGCCAAGCTCGCGCAGCGCAAGCTCCTGCTCGGTCACGAGCTTCGAGTCGCTTCCGCGATCTTCAACACGTCGACCTTCACCGCGACGAACTCCGGCACGGCTTACACCACCGGCAACCTCGCGACCTTTGACGTAGGTGCCGACGTGCAGGAGGCGATCGACCGCATCCTCGCGAACGGTGAGTCCGCCAGCAACCTCCGCGTTGTAATGTCGGCTCCCGTCTGGACCCGCATCCGCGCCAGCACGAAGTTCCAGAACCGCCTCCGCGGTGCTGGTCTCTCGAGCGACACGATCCTCAACGCGTCCACGCAGGCCGCGGCCGAGGTGTTCGGCGTCTCCGAGGTGCTGATCGGTCGCGCCAGCTACGACGCCGCCGCTGAAGGCATCGCCTACAGCGCGACGAACGTCTGGTCCAACGCTTACATCTGGGTCGGCGCCGTTACCGAGGCCTCCTCGGGTTACTTCGGCGGTGGCGCTGGATTCACCCTGAACTGGTCCGAGTACGGTCCCGCCGTGGGCGTGTTCACTTATCGCGATGAGGCGATCAAGTCGAACATCGTCCGCGCCTCGCAGTACACGGCCGAGAAGGTCGTGAACTCGAACGCCGGCCAGATCATCAATACCCAATACACCTGACCGTGAGGTGATGCCGTAGGGTTTTCGGCATCGCAAGGGGACGCCGCATCGAAAGGTGCGGCGTTTCTCGTTTTTACAGACTGGAGAGAGCCATGCGCGTTTCCCTCTGCGTCATCTGCGGCAACGAGTCGCACCACATCGAGACCATGCTCGGCGCCTTTGCGCCGGCCTTCGACGAGCTCTCGCTCGTGCGGGCGATCGGGGCGAAGGCTCCCGACGATACGGTCGAGAAGGCGCGTGCGTGGTGCGCGGCCAACGGCAAGGATTTCGTCTTCTCGGAGCATCTGAACGATGCCGGCTCGCTCAAGTGGGACCACGTCGATTCCTTCGCCAAGGCGCGCAACGAGGCTTTCGCGCAAGGCACGGGCGACTGGCTCATCTGGGCGGACTGCGACGACGTGATCCGCGGAGTCGATGCGCTGCGCGGCGTCCTCGGTTCCGTCTCTCCCGAGGTCAAGATGCTGCGCTTCATCTACGACGTGAAGGGCTCCGGCAAGGCGCTCTACCGCGAGCGGGCGATCCGCCGCGAGGCTTTCAAGACGGGGCGCGTCTGGCATCATGACGTCCACGAAAACCTG